GGCCATGTGTGCGATGGTCATGGCGTTCATGCCGCCGCCTCCTGTTCGAACAATTGTTCGGCCAATACGTCGCCGGGCACGTTCGCGAGCTGACGGCGCAGCATGTCCGGATCCACGCCCTGGTTGAGCAGGTCCGCGACCTTGCATGCGAGCTCCATGTACGTGTCCGTGCCCTCGCAGGCTATCGGGCCGAGTACGCGTTTGACCTCTTCGCTGGCCCACGTATACCGTCGGCGAGCGTTGGAATCCTTTGGCGTGGCGAATCCGCGTTCCTTGCCTTTGACGAGCCAGTTGCGGAATTTCGCGTTCCAGTCGGCCGAGCGGGCTCCCGAGTCGAAGGCCCTGTCGCGGAATTTGTCGGCTTCGATGTCGCAGTCGATGCCGAGCCGGTCGGCGAGCGCCCGGTGTTCCTCAGAGGGTTTCCAGTCGATTGGGATGGGTGTTGGTTTCGCGCGCGGGTCTCTCTCTATAGTCTTTATTGTTTCTATAGATTTAGTAGTATTGTCTGCACGCTGTGTGCACCCCTGATTCATGCCAGATTCATGCCAGCTGCACCCCTGATTCATGCCAGATTCATGCCAGCTGCACCCCTGATTCATGCCTGTTTTCTGGAGTGCATTTCGTTCACCCCTGCTTTTCGGCTTGAATTCTTGCGGTGCATTTCGTTCACCCCTCTGCTTTGGCAGGTGCATGTCATACACCTTCGGACGACGGTTTGGCGCGATATCGTCGACGATGTGCTGGTTGCCGTATCTCAGAAAGCCCTTCTCACGCAAGGACCGGAGCTTGTTGTGCACGGTGCGTTCCGACATATGCAGCTGCGATGCGATGGTTTTCGCGCTCTTCGCAAAGCCCTTGCCGTCATCGCCGGTCCAGTCGGCCACCATCATCAGAAGACGAAGCTCATAAGGGTCAAGCCCGTACTCGTGATACAACAGTTTCCGAACATTCTCCATGCTCATGATTCATCCTTAGAAATCAGGTTCCGATTCCGGCTTGCCGAAATCACCGAACGATGACGACGAACCCGAAACCGAGCCCCACGGGTCGGACGGCGGCAACGGTGCTCCAGAAGCGGCGGCCCCGCCCGTATAACCCGCCGGCATGGAAGCCGGATTGCCATACGCTCCAGCCGTACCCCGCTGCGCCTTGGCCACCTGCGCCGTCGCATACCGCAAGGAAGGGCCAATCTCATCCACCTGCAATTCCACGGAAGAACGCTTCTGATGCTGCTCGTCCTCCCACGAATGCTGCGTAAGCCTTCCCTGGGCGATCACACGCATGCCCTTGGCGAGGGAACGGGCGCAATGCTCGGCCAGATCACCCCACACCGTGCAGCGGAGGAACAACGCATCCCCATCGACCCACTGATTCGACTGCCTGTCGAACGTGCGAGGAGTGGACGCGATCGTGAACCCAGCCACGCTCCGACCGTTCTTCGTCGACCTCAACTCCGGATCCGCGGTCAGATTGCCCACCACCGCGATGATCGTCTCACCAGCCATTAGAACCTACCTTTCACGGCGAGAGTCTTGATGATGCGGATGGTCTCGCCACCATCCCTGGTCTTCACCATGTGCGTCAACTGCGCGGCCGCTCCCTGATGGAAACTGTCACCAGGCATCACCTCCAACACCGGAGACGCCACCTCGGACACGAACCGGCCCACCAGTCCGTTGAAACGCACGCCCAACGATTCGAGGATCACCAGCTCCTTCCACGCCTCGGTCTCCATCGTCCGACGGCACGCCTCCGCCACGGCCCTGTCGCCACGCGTCATCCCCTCCATGCCGACGTCCTTGACCGGAGCGTTCGGACTGAAATGCCAATGCGGCAGAATCTCCTTCATCGGTTCCTCCCTTGACCTTGATTGATATGAGATTGATTGATACGAGCCGGACCGCTGGGCGCCATGACAGCAAAGAAGCACGCCCATCGTTCCCACACCCCAAGAAAGCTGAACGAAGCGGGGATGCGGGCGGCGTTGACGGTCCGGCCAAGCGCCGGCGGCGGGATTCGAACCCACAGCGGACTGTGCGACGGCGGAAGACGTGAGAGTGCATGCGTGAAATGCAATGTGAGATGAAGGGACCCACGCCTCCGCCATCCGTCCGCGTCCTTGTACGCCGGCGGATACGGTCAGACGCCATCCACGTCATCGCGCGGAGCGAACCTGACCGTCAGCCACAGGGCCGTGGCCAGATACACGCCCTCAACCACAAGCGCGCCCGTCAGACCGCCGCCATGCCAGGTGAGCATGAGCGTCACGCTCACGACCAGGCCGACCACGGCCAGCGCGAACTTCAAACGCCTGAGCGTGTAGTTCGGCCTTCCCTTTTCGAACCTGTCCTCAATACGATAATCGTTGTTCGTCATCTTGCGCCTCCGATGCTTTGAATGAATTTCCTTGCCTGGTCTTTCCCGATGCTCGCCAGCTCCTGGCTTCCGTCGACGTCGAGTGCCATGAGGCTGGCGCCCTTGCCCGTGACGCGAATCGCATAGCCGGTCAAACCGAACATGATCACCGTGCCCCTCGGCGGTACTGGTGGCGTCAGCAGCGTTTCCGCGTCGATTCTCCTGAGTGTCATCACAGCTCCTTGTTGATCGTGTCGATGATGAGGTCCACGAGACCGGTGACGTCGAGGTCGACGTATCCGACGATGTGGCCGAGCGACCTCATGGCCTCCGCATCCACGTCCTTGAATGGGTGGACTATTTCGCCCTGGGTCTCGAACTCGTCGAACACTGCCTGCACGCAGGCCTTGCGAATCGTTTTCATGCCGACTCCTTTCCCTCGTATTCACATGTGCTCTGGTAGAGGTGTTCCTTGAAGTAGGCGATCATCGGCTCCTTCGGATACATGACGGTCCGTCCGACCTTCACGAACTTCGGACCGATTCCCGCACCACGCCAGTACGCCAAGGTGCCCTCCTTGATGCCGCAACGGTCCGCGATGTCCTTCGTCGTGTTCATCGGTTTCAGGACCTCAGCGAGCGCAGCGAACGTCGTATCGTCTTCCATCACGCGCCTCCTTTGCGTGTGTAATGCCGGGCGGCGTTAGGAGAACCGCCCGGCCCCCTCCTAAAATCGGTGTCATCCCGCATTTCCGACGTGCGGGCCGAACAGTTAGGAGAAGAATCAATGGATGGATCCGTATTGGCCGCATGGGCCGGTGCCGCGGCCTCGCTGTTTGGCGCCGGATTGACCGTTTGGTGGCCATGGCATAACAGGCCGCAGGCGGACTGGACCCTGCTGGAACACTCGACGAATCCTGAATTACCGATTTCCTCAACGGTGCCCGGATTTTCTGACTGGTTGGAGTCTCGAGACGAGGCCGAGCCGGATTCCGTCTGCTCCGTGTACAATTCCGGTGACGGCGACGCGTACGACGTCTCAATCGAGGGGATTGGATGCAAGGCGTATTTCCTGCTCCTGAGACCCATCGGCGACAACACCGAGTTCATGACTCCGAGCAGCATCGCGCAATTCAAAGCGGCCGACCGCGCGTATATCATCATGCACGCCGATGAGAAAGCCGATGTCATAGCGATACGCCTCCATTGGACGAAGCAGCCGACGCATTTGATGCGCCGCGTGTTCCGTTCCTATTCGATTCATGGGTCGCTCCCGGAACAGCCGCGTCATCCGATACCGGAAACGAGACGGCATTTGCCAACTCTGACGAGATACCGGTTCGAACATTCGAGACTGGGATTATGGTTATTTGCACATCCCCGACTGCATCCGCTTTCCCGGACTCTTGACACTCCCCCAACGACAGGATCCAACCGATCGGATCAAGATCGACGAGGATCCGAAGCAAAGCCAGGGAAAGACTGAACAAGCCAGCAGTAAGCGATATGCATGCCGGCAGCCATGTCTCACTCATCACGCACCCGCTTCCTGTGTTGGTTTCGCGAGGAACAGTTTGGCGAAATACGTCTGCCCCTTGCCGGTCATCTTCGGCGTCTTGTTGATCGTGGTGTGCCCGTCCGAGTGGCTGATGGTCGTCTCCTTGATCTCGAACAGGTGAAGGTCCATCGCCTTCTGTGTGGGCATGTTCCAACTGGAGCCCTTGGCCTTGATGAGCCATCCATGCTCGCGGAGCCAGGCGAACAGGCGCCGTGGGCCGATGTCGATGCCGTTGCTTTTCAGGATCTTCGCGAAATCGCCCACAAGGATGGACGTCCTCGCGGTTTCGACCGCGTTGGCGAACAGGACCTTGCCTTCCTGGGCTTTGAGCTGTTTGGCTTGTTCGTCGACCTTGGATTGCAGCCATCGCATGCTGGCCAACGCCATCTGTTCCGGTGTCATCCGTTCCTGGCCGGCCATATAGCCGCCGTGCTTGCGGATGGACGGCAGCACCTCATGCGTCACCCAACGCTGGAACTCCTTGGCCTCCGGCTTCCGAGACTTCATCACAAGACGGTAAAGACCAGGCTCGGAGATGATGAGCGGAGCTTTACCGCCATTCTGAGCAATGTGGATACTATCCACATTGGTGATTTCATCAGACTCAAGAATCTTGTGTAAGTCCCTTGTATCTGTCCCGAGGATGTCGCATACGTCCTTGGCGACGAACCAAGCCTCCCCCGCCTCATCGGTCAAGGTGCGCAACGAGGCACCCCTGAAATCGAATCGTTGGATTTCGTTGTTCATTAGATTCTCCTTAGAATCGTGTTCATGTGTTATTCCGTGATGATTGGTGAAATATGAGTTGGGTTACCGGCATTGATTGGTCCTCGGTGGTACCGGCGAGCGTCATAACATCCACGGCGGTCACGCTGCTGTTGCGCTATTTCGACAGGAACCGGCCTAATCTTGTGCTTACACGGCGTGAAGTTGTGCTGCCGAAGCACCTGTCAGGTAATCGCGATCTGTATGGCGAGCCACTGACCTTGGAGAACATCGGCACAGCGCCAGCCATTGACGTCCGGTTCGTCGGCTCCGGCTGCGTTGTCGCAGTGGAACTCAAGCCCTCGCATGGCAACGACTTACGTCACTGGGAAAGTTCCATGCCATCCATCGCCCCGGGCGAGTCCGTCGTATTGCAGATGCACCACTCCGATGCGGATTCGATCATCGTGGTCACGCATGACCGTTTCCCCTCGATTCCTTGGCTCCGCTGGTGGAAGAAGCGTCTCCGATGGCATATAGGACGTGTCTCCGGCGAGAATCTGTGGCCGGCCAGTGGATATAAGGCGATTCGGATTCCCCTTTGGCGGCAGCTGATTGGCCGGCTGGAACGGTACGAGCTTCGGAATCGCACTGACGAGATCGAGGAGCCACCGGAACCGTTGCATCCGACGCCGACGACCGAGAGATGATCCCGTTCAGAAACTCGACATCGGCATTGAGACGCTGTCTTTTTTCGATGTTCCGCTCCCAGAGTTCGATGGCGGCGACCGGATCCGAAACAGGATTCGAGCTTGCTCTGCATTCGCAGTCAAGCTTGAGGCCCAAGTCGTTTGCCTTGACGTGTGGCATGCGGCCGCACGTCGGGCACGGGTGAATCGGTGACGAGAGAATCGACGTGATTCTGGCCGCCCAGGCGTCCCACCGTTTCAGCATGAACTCCTGCGATACGCCTTCCTCTGCAGGACCATGCCCATTCGAGCAGGATACGACGAAGTAATCCATCCTGTTGTTACCCGAATAAGCTGTTTTCGACACACGGATTTCCGGAATGCCGCCGCATAGCGGACAATCCAATGGCCTTTTCGAATCTTCGACCGGAATATTGATGTTCATTTCGGGTTCTCCTTTCGATTCATGCGTCGGCAAGCGCTGCTCACGGCTTGATCTGTTTGATGCCGTCGATTGGTTGCAGGAGCTTGATCATGAGCTGGTAGAGGCTCATGCCGAACATTCCTGCGGCTTTCTCGAGTTGTTCGGTATCGAATGCCCCTTTGCCCCGCAATCGTTCGCTGACGGTCTTCTCGCTCATGCCGAGCTCCTTGGCCAGTGTGGCCTGCGTCTTGCGGTGGCGTGCGAGCTCGCCGCTGAGGTTTCGTGCGATGGTTTCCGTTTCGCTCATTGGTTGCCGCTCCTTTCTTGGTTGGTCCGTTCCCTTGCGACAACCTTTAATTTACCGACTTCGGTAATTATATGATTACCAAAGTCGGTAATCTTTACATTTTCTACCCATATTCGTAATATGGGCGTATGGCATACAAAGCAAAAAATGAAGTCACCGAAGACAGCCGCAAGATCATTGACATCTGCCGAGATTTGCTCTCGGCAAGCGGTATGGGTATTAAAGAATTCCTGTCTGCTAGCGGATTAGGAAACAACTACTGGTACATGCGCATGCGCTATGAGGCGCCGTTGAATACGTCAGATGTGGAGCACATCGCCTCCACATTCGGGCTCACCAGCCTCGACATCTACACACGCGCACTCGGCAGCGAGGCCGCACGCGCCTACGAAGCCCGCGAGCGCGAATCCCAGATCACCGATGATCTCATCGACCGTATCGCCGCGCACCCCGAAGACTACGACGTGGCCGCCAACAGGGATCCGAACGCACGCCTCGAAGCCGAAACGCCGGACGATTGATGGATTGAAAGGAACACGAATGACCGAATACAACCTGTATTGCGATGAAAGCTGTCATCTTGAACATGACGACAGCGACGTGATGGTCCTTGGAGCCCTCATCATCCCCAAGGATAAAAAGCAGGAAATCACAGAGAATATTCTCCAGATCAAGGCACGTTACGGCGTCAAGGCACGCACGGAAGTGAAGTGGACGAAGGCCAGCATGCCGAAAATCGACCTGTACAAGGATTTGCTGAACTGCTTCTTCCTGGATGACGACATGAGGTTCCGTGTTCTGGTGGCCAAGAAGACACGTCTGAATCATGAGGCATGGTCCCAGTCACACAACGATTGGTACTACAAGATGTATTTCACCATGCTGAACAGGCTGTTCGATTCCACGAACACCTACAACGTGTACGTGGACATCAAGGACACGCACTCCGCGCAACGTACCGAGAAACTGGAGGAAGTGCTAGCAAACAGCCACTACGACTTCAACCACGAATGCATCAAGAAAGTGCAACCAATCCGTTCAGACGAAGTGCAAATGATGCAAATCACCGACGTGATCAACGGAGCCGTATGCAGGGCGAACCGGACGACCATCCCCCAACCATCAGGCGCGAAAGCTGAAATCATCGACTACATACGCATGAGATCAAAGCTCCGACTCACCCAGTCAACGACCTTGGGCACGCGCAAGTTCAACATCTTCGTCTGGGAAGGACGGAACGCATGACACCGCATTGGACACCGGAGCTCGTAACCAAATCCCCGATAGAAGACTTTGCCGTATATGAGGATAGGATTTATGCAATCTTCAGACATGACTTCATAGATTCACATCCATCATTCGACGGCCTCAGAGTTTCCGTACGCCGCCAGAAAGAGGAGACCGACGGAAAATGGGCTGGGTTTTTCCACATCACCAGCGTCGAAGACTACACAACCGGCGAGAGGAATGTCGATCTGCGTAGATGTGAGCGGATCAGGTTTCCACGGAAGACGATTGACAACGCAAAGGATTGTCCGCAATGCCATTATGAGGTATGTGATGCGCCATTAATCTGGAGGAAGCATAAGCATGGCCGCGATAGGTTATATATCCTCATTGAATCAGAACGGTATCTAGTCGTGCTGGAACCACATAAGGACAGAGGCTACTGCATGTTGGTCACCGCCTACTACGTCGACCATGATCATAGCTTCAACAAACTTCTGAAAGAATATGATCAGTCAAGTTTGAACGGGAATTGCGTTCAATAAAAAGCAAGGGCCGCCGCAGCGACCCTGGAGACTCCTTCTACAACTCGGTAGATGAGCTGATTCAAGCATCACATACGACACTCCAACTGTCAAGCAGAACTTGACAAACAGCAAAAAAGTACTTCTCGAAAAACAATACTTTCGGAAGAGAGGAATGTGGATAACAAGACCATCGCGGAGCTTCACCGGAACGCGGAATCCATGGGTCTGTCAGTCATGTCACGCGACCTTCCCCGTGACATATGCGGCCTATACGACGATCGACACAAACTCATTCTGCTGGCCGACTGGCTCAACCAGCGCCAGCGCCGTTGCACGCTGTGCCATGAGCTCATCCACGCGAAACACCACGATCCAGGCTGTGGTAGCCAATACGGGTTGAAGTGCGAGCGCCGGTGTCGCAGGGAGACCGCGCTGGCGTTGATCAGTCCCGTGGACTATGGCATGGTGGAGCAGATATACGAAGGCAATACGTGGATGATGGCCGTGGAATTGGGCGTCACCATCCAAGTACTGTCGGACTATCGGCAGCTGTTGTACGATTCCGGCGTGTGCGTGCAATAAAAGAAGCTCAGCGTCCACATACCGCGACGGGAAACAAAAAAGGGTCCCGCCCGAACACAGTCGGACGGAACCCAAGGAACCAACAATCAGCATTTCCGTTTTCACCAAAATGAGGTTCCACGCACAGTGTAGCGCGGATCCTCGGAAAGAGACAACCATGGCCAGAGCGTTCGTAGACGACAGATGGCTCAAAAACGACGAGGACGGCAACCCGCCCAGCAGGGCCGCGAAACAGTCGCTGGCCAATGCGAAGGATCCGATGAAAGCCAATGTGCCCGACAAATGGCGGTCCGCGCTGTACGGCCAAGGCTCACGGTGGAGATGCCGCTGGTACACGCTTCGAGACGGCAAACGCGTCCAGAAATCACGGAACTTCGCCAAGCTCCGTGACGCTGAGGAATACGCAGCGGCCATCGAGGACGACATCAGACGCGGCAAATACCGCGACCCGCAGCAGGAACTACGCATCTTCCGGGACGTTGCCTCTGAATGGACGGACGGCAAGATGGATATCAAACAGGGCACTTTGGGCAGATACCGCCGCGAATTGCGCGTTTATATCAACCCCAAGTGGGGCGATCGCACACTGAGGGAAATCCAACGCGACGAACTGCAACAGTGGGTCACGCAGCTCACCGAAGGCGGGTATCCCGCCGAACTGCAGGACGATCGCGAATCGAAGCCATTGAGTCCACGCAGCATCCGCAACATCGTCAAGGTCGTCATGGGCGGTGTCATGGAATTCGCTTTGGAGCACGGCTGGATTGGCGAGAACCCCATTGAAAAGGTCACCGTGCCGCGCATCACGCAATCCGATGACGACATGGTGTTCCTTACCGTCGAGGAGGTGGAGTTGCTGGCCGGCATGGCCGAACGGGCAGGACGGCCGGTAGACGGGCTGATCGTCCGCTGGCAGGCATACACCGGTGCCCGCATTGGCGAGACGCTGGCACTCAAATGCGGCGACGTGGATGTGGATTCACGCAGGGCGCGCATCCGCCGCACTTGGACCGACGACGGCAAAGGCAGGCTTGTGCTGGGCACGCCGAAGAACGGCAAACCGCGCAGCATCGCCATACCCAGATTCCTCATACCGTCCATCGAACGGCAGATGGAGGGCATGGGCGACGACGACTGGCTGTTCCGCGCGGCAAGAGGCGGGAACCTGTGGACGAACACGTGGCGGACGCGTGTCTGGCGAAAGGCCGTCCGACTGGCCGGCATGGAGGACGAGGGCGTGACCATCCATAGTTTGAGGCATAGCTATGCGAGCTTTGCAATTGCTCAAGGCGCGGACGTGAAGACCCTACAGATGCAGCTCGGCCACTCCTCACCCAGCATCACGCTGAACACATACACGGCTCTCTGGCCGGAACGATTGGACGATGTGGCGGACGCGATTGGCGAGCTGCGCGCTGAACAGTTGAAGACCGTCTAGACGCGGAGGTTGCGCGGTCATCGTGTCGAATCGTGTCGATAGCCTACGGCCAAGAAAAAATAAAACCTTGGAAACATAATGTTTCCAAGGCTTCCGGTCGGGCTGACAGGATTTGAACCTGCGACATTCTGCTCCCAAAGCAGACGCGCTACCAAACTGCGCTACAGC